TTGCAATCCAGCATAAGTTAAATCATAATCACGCTCGTGCTTTATAAAATTATTACACTTGTTAATTTCTTCTTCAGTATAATTTTTGAGTATTAATGAATCATACAAATCTACTTTGATATTACGTTTGATACACTCCAATAAAGTAGGCATTTCTTTCTTTGTTTCGAAGACTTCTTTACGAAGAAGATAATTCAAAAGATTAGACGCTACATATTGATAATTTGGATTTTTATCACTAATTAAATCAACTGCTGATTGTATCAAAACTTTATGTATCTGTGATGTTTTGATATTTGGATAAAATTGTAAATGAGCATTCATCGCCACATCAGAAGCAGAAACACCGCTTAATCCAGATGTTGCCCATAAAAGAACACGATTGATCTTCTCGGCTTCAAAAACCTCGGTCTGACCGTTTCTTTTTTTCACATTAAGTTCGTTTGTTCTTGTTGTCTTTCTTGTATCTTTTGAAATTATATCTTCCATATTTTTAGGTGTAAATGTTTTTTGAAGTTTATATATTGAGGTGTTTTTGTATAGATTTTATCCGATTTTAGAAATTTTAGAGAAAATCTATATTGTTTAATTTATTTAAATTATACTTAAATTTAGTATTATTCAGGATTTTTGTAATCTTCGAAATATGAATATCATAAAGGTTTTCGTAAGAATTAACTTCGAAAGAAGAACTGTGATAATCTGTGACCATGACCACACCTGTAAATATTTTTACGTTACCCAAAGCGTCATGATGCTCAAATTCAATTTCAGTTCCAACGTGTATATTTCTATTGGTTATTTCTTTAGAATTATTGTATTTACCAATATGTTCCTGTAACTCTACAATTATGAGATTTCTCCATTTATTATCTAATAGTTTGAACATATTAAACAAATTATCAGAAAAATAAATTGATAATTCATTGAATAACTCGATGTTAGTAAATCCATCTTCGTCTAAATTAACTTTCAAAAGATGATAATAGTGATTAAAATCTGACCTCGAAGGTTTTCTTCTATTATTTAAGAAATTAATAGAAGTCTTATCGAGTAAGACTTGGTAAACCTTTTCTTTTATATTTTTAGATCTGATATATGTCTCGTTGTCCTGTGACTCCAAATACATGTATGAAGATTTATCAACTTCGAATTTTTCATTAAAATACATCGATGTGTAATCTTCTTCAGAATCTTGTTCAATCTTGTCTTCTTTTTTTCCTTTGAAAATTGAGTCGTATTTTAGAGCGTGCTTTCCTTGTAGTTTGTGTTTGGATAAGACAATATCTTCCTCAAGTTCTTTGGCCTTAGTATCATCATCTGTAGAATCTAATGTTTCATCGTCAGAGATTTCAATAACAATTTCCATCTCCACATCATCATCTGAAAACAACGATTCGCCTGGTGATTCTGAGATCTCTGTCTCATCAGATTGAACTTCCTCAGTATAGTTATCGGTTTCAGATTCAAAATCTTCTAAATTTTCTATATCTTCATCATCGTCATATTTTCTTTTCTTAGCCATTAAGAATATTTATTTTTTATGAATCTAAAAACTGATCATTTCTGGAAATTCCTCCTCTGATTCTTCTTCATCAAATTCTTTCTTCTTTAACACTCATATTTTTATTTTTATCTTTTCTAAAAGTGTATCACTTTTATCTTACGAGTAGCTAATTTTTTGATATATATTATATGAAATCATTAGAAAAAGTTATAACAGACAGAATTAAAAGAATAGAATGTAATAACCTAACTACTATCAATTATATAGACCACAAGAAAATAGTTTGTAGGTGCAAAAAATGTAATTACGAAATAATTGATAATTACAGAAACTTATCTTATAGTAACTTCAAATGTTCTTTTTGTGATCTTCTCGAAAAATCAGATTTATTAAGAACTGGTATCGTAAAACTCATATCGATAAATGGTGTGAAGTTAAAAATAAAGTGCAAAAATGGACACGAATACTCCCAAGATAGAAGAAACTTACTTTCTGGTAGAAAATGTGAAGAGTGTAGAAAAAAGAAAAGAAACATAACCAAGGATATTCTGATTCAAAAGTTAGATAAAATACACGGACGTTATTACACTTACGAATTAAATGGATATAAAAATTTACAATCTAAAATTAAAATCACTTGTAAAGAAGGACATCGATTTGAACAAATAGTTTCTAATCACTTGCAAGGCAAGGGTTGTCCAATTTGTAGAGAATCTTTGGGTGAGAGAAAAATCAGAATTATTTTGGAAGAAAAACAATTAAAATTTATTAGACAAAAAAAATTCAAAGAGTGTAAGTTTGTGAATGAATTACCCTTTGATTTTTATCTCATTGACTATAATTTACTAATAGAATTCGATGGAATTCAACATTTTAAACCTGTAAAAGCATTTGGTGGTGAAGAAGAATTTAAAAAAACTCAAATAAAAGATGCAATAAAAAATGATTTTTGTTTGAAAAATGAAATCAACTTACTCAGAATATCCTATAAAGATGATATTGATTATCTACTTTCTAAGAATCTAGAAATTGATCATTCTCAAGTGTTAAAAATGTCGAATTTAAATTCAATTTAATCTGACTTTTTAGAAAGTCACCATCTCTTTGTTTTAATAATTTAAATCGATAAATTCCTAGCCGCTTCATTTCTTCAGTTCTTATAATTGCCCAAAATGTGTCTGCAGTCTCAGCTATTGCCTTACTTTCTGGAACACTCTCTAAAGTTATATCGGAAGCATTCCAAGCGTCTTTTGCAACTTGAACACCAGTAATTATTGGACATTTATATTTTGAACCGAGTGCCCTCAATCCTTCTGCTAAATGTTTACCTTTGGTATAAAGATTGTCGGTCTGACCTTTCGGAGCCGCAATTAAAGTTATGTAATCAACTATAATAAGGTCAAATTTTACACCTTTCTTTTGTTGTATTTTTTGAATATAATTATCAAAATCATTTATAGTTGCGGTACCAGCTGCCCAGAATTTAGTATAGATTTTACCGACTTTATTTTGAAAGAGATCACCACCTTCTTTCATGTTTCCAAGAGATTTGATTTTCTTTCGTATCAACTCAACATCTTTACTGACTGTATCATAATCGTTAATTGGAATTCTTAGTCGCATCGAACCAAGACGTTTAAGAACTTTACGTTCACTCATTTCTAATGTTACATATAAAACGTTGTAACCGCTATCTGCTGATTTGATTGCGAAGTTCTGCATCCAGAGCGACTTACCATTATTAGTTTCTGCCATGATACAATTTAAAGTACCAATATCCCAGCCACCACCTAAAATGTGATCTAATGTCTCAAATCCAGATTTCACTTTAAATCTTGAACTGTCTTGAACGTGTAACTCTGCTTCATCGAAATCAGAACCTAAGTCGTCATCATCCACGAAATTAGTCGATGACATCTCATCAACCATACTTCGAATTCTATCTGCCGCCTCTATAGCTTTATCGAAATCGGAAATATTATCAAAATTTCTTGTCTCATCAATGATATCAACAGTTCCTGTTTTAATTCGATTAGTTAATACCCAAGTATTAAATTTTGGTTCTATAAAGTTTTTCTCATCATAATCCTTTAAGGTATCAGTTAGTATTGACTTCAAAATTTCTTTTGTGATTATACCTTCTTTATCTTCTAAGGTAATCATGTCTAAAATTTGACGAGGTGTTGGAATTTGCGCTTCAGTATTTTTCAACATATAGTCACGAATAACACCGTAAACAAATTGAATATCTGAGTTTCTGAAAAAATAGGGCCGGACAATTTCGAAATACTTCTTATACTTAAGTATATAATTAAAAAATACCTTCTCTAAAGAAGATGTCATAATTTAAAAAATCTTTTTTTATTATACAAAAAAATTGATTTATGTTTCAATTCTCATGTTATACTTAAGTTCTAACTCGAGCTATTGCTCTTTGATTAAGCTATTACCTTTTAAATTTTCTAAATCTTCATCCCCATCGGATATTTCGTAAGGTTTGGCTGCTACTGGTATATCAAGATGTTTTGTATCAACATCGATATTTGTCTTTTTCTTTATCTTAGTGACTAATAAATTAAATATATTCTTTGTCAAAAAAGTACCGACACCAGCTGCAATCGATAATAAATTTCCGGGAAGTGTTTCAAAATTCAAATTATATTCACCCACAACAGCACTTATCGCGTTCATAGTCGGCATTAATATCATCGTATAACCAAGCATGTCAATCAACCCAGAGATTACATATGTTGAATTTCTGAATAACATTCTTAAAAATTTACCAACTGACTTGAAACAAGCTACGACTTTTCTTACTATTCCATTACCAATACCACGTAATTTGAGTTCTTCTAAAATTGTGCGAGCATCTTCTTTACTTACTACACTATCAACCATACCAGTACCATTACAAATCTCACAATTCTCAGGTTTTGGATCACACTGACAAGGTACTTTTTTATCACCACTTCGATTATTACTCTCTTCTAAATAAGTGATTGATAAAGAAGCCAAAGTCAATAATACGATATTCTCAGTGGCCAAATCTATATTAATATTTTCATTCTTAATCAAATTCTCGACAATTGGAAACATTGCTTTTATTCCAGCACCAAATGTAAACACAAGAGCGTAATTAAATTTCAAATCTTTTGACAGTCCTTTTAAAATTGAATCTACCACAGATGATTGATTATCAGACTCATTTAACTGGTAATTTTCAACATGTTTTATAAAAGATTGTGACATTTGGTATTGTCTGAAACTGATTACATTCATAAGTTATATATTATTTTAGAATTCTAACATATGTTTTTTGATCTTCATTCCAAACAAAACCGTTTTTTGGATTATCTAAATAATCATAAGAAAAATAATCTTTTTCAGAGTCTAACCATTTAGCATCTTTGTAATAAATATAACCATCCTGTGTTTTTGAAAAAAGATAATCGTCTATATCCTGCATTTCTATTCTTTGGCCATAGATATCATATCTTACTAACACTTCAAGAACCTCACCATCAGTATCTTGCATAACATAAAATGAATCTACATCTTGTGGTTCAAAATTAGATAAAATATCACCGTATCCATAAATAAAAGTGTCCATATAGGGTATGTTCTGTGGTTTTTCCGAATATGAATCCATCTGGTATTCACTAATCATAAATTTTAATTTAACACTCATTTTAAACCAAGATTCCTGACTAGACTTAATATACGGTATAGTATTTCCACTTTTATTTTTTGATTTATAAATTATTGAATTAGATTTGGCGTAATTTATAAATTTATAATAATCAGAATCATCTATTGTGTAAATTCTATCCATAAAGTGACCCTTATCTGTAGACCAAATTAGCGCACGGCCGAAAATTAATCCTTCTTCATTTACAAGTACCAACACCTTTACTGGTAAATAACGATAAAACTCTACAAGTCGAAGTTCATCATTCATACAAGAATTCATCAAAGGATTCGTACTACCACCGTGATAAGAATAGTTAGTGGATTTGTACACATCCACAATATCATATCCACTTCTTAAATCAAAATACAATTTATTAGATTGTCTTTGTGATTTATATTGATTTACAAAATCTTCTACTTGTTTATCCGAAAACTTACTTCCAAATATTTTACGTATAAATCTTCCAACTCTAACATCAGTAGATTGTTTGAAATAAATTTCAGTCTCATTTCTTAATGGTCTTACTAAAGTTGATAGAAGTCTCTGGTCATCACTCGAACGAGTTACTCCGGCCAGTAAGAGTTCGGAAATCTTCAAAGCTGATGTGAATGATATCATCTCGTCTGAATCACCTAATCTAATCAAAGATAAATCTTGTGGTGTATATTGAATTTTAAATAGTTCATCAGAAATTGGTGAGTTTATTTTACCAATTAGGTCTAAAAACTTATTTGAAGCCACAAAAGGAACCTTGATTTGTGATTTATTTTCAAAAATAAAGTCAAAAAATTTTAATAACCTCATAAATTATATATAAAAATCTAAAAATCCGTTTTAAACAGTTAATATATAAAGAAAATATAAGATACAGATATGAAATTCCTAAGAACCTTCGAAAACTTTTATCTTCCACCAGACATGGAAACTGATGAACAAGATTATCAAGATTATTTAATGAGAAATAGAAAAATGCAAAATGTTGTAAAGCCAGATGATGAAGATGACGAATATTGTGAACCTTGTCAAGATGATGAACTTCCAACTTTTAGTGATGAAGAAGAAAATAATATGAGAATGTCTCGTAATGAATTCGAAGAAGAGGGTGAAGAGAATGATGATATGAGTATGAGAATGCCTCACATCATGAGATTTGAAGCTAAAAAGACTAAACCTGAATCATATAAAAAATCAGGATTGAAAAATCCAGAAAAAGCTGATAGAAATAAAAACAATAAAATAGAAGGATGGGAAAAGGCAGTAGCAAAGAAAATCGAAGATTCTATGGATAAAAAAGATAAAAAGAGTGGATTAACTGCCGCTCAAAAGAAACTACCAGAAGGTCTTAGAAAAGCGATAGAAGCTAAAAATAAAAAATAATAAAAAACCCACTTCAAGAGTGGGTTTTTTCATTTTAATATATACTAATATGAGAATTAGGAAGTTTTTTGAATCAAATACTATTGACGAAGTGAATGATTTTTTACTCGATTTCAAAGATGAAGGATTCGAAGTCGATTCGGAATATTTTCAAGGAAAAGTTATAGTCAGCGCTAAATACACTGGAGAATTAAATAGAGTTGAGTTTTTAGAAAATATATTGAATTTAATTTCAAGAATTGAATCTGTAGGTTATAAATCCATTAATGATAAATTACACGTATATACTGGGGATGTTGACGGTAAACCAAGATGTAGTTTCAAATTGAGATTTGAAGAACCCAATGTCGATCTAAATAAAAATGTAAATTCATTTGAAGAATTCAAGACATATTTAGAAAAAGGGTTAGACCTTGAATTCTATGAATGGGACACAGAAGTTTATATTCCGGATTTAGAAAATAAACCTCGTTTAAAATTAGATATAAATAAAGAACAAACAAATTCTATCCCAGCGGGATTTACAATAGGATTTGAGAGAGGAAGTCTAAATGATATAGAAAATAGTGTAGACAGAAAATCACTATCAGAATTAATAATGACTGATGATGAGTATTACTCTGTAAATTTGTGGTCTGTTCCTGAAAGAGAAAAAGAAAATTATTCAGACCCAGAACTTATAAAAAGAGCCAGGTCTAAACAATTTCAATTTGATAAAAGAGGTATAGAGGCAGTAGAAAAATGCCTACAAGCCTTTAAGCGTTAATTTTAACATTAACTTTTTTGATTGCCTCTTGAAACCAATGTGGAAACAATTGACCCGAGTATTTTAAAATATCCGAGAAAGATCCATCAATTATTATTGTGTCTGCAAAATCCTCACTCGACCTGACAGCACGTCCACTCATTTGAATAAGACCTGATATTGTTTTCCATGTGTACCAATCTGGATTCATCTTCTGTCTTAGTTTATTTTTCTGAGAACCTAAAGAAGGATACGGTATTTTAGCGATTACTTGAAACCTGGCCTTATCATCATCAAATGAAACTCCAGTGTCCATCGATGGAGAAACCAATACACTTGGCTTATCACTTTTGTAGTGCTGTTGTAAAACTTCATCTTTATTAGAAGAATCGTGGTAAACTAACCTAGGATCTTTAACATCTCTTGAAATCCACGATGCCAATTCAAAAGAATTAGTGTGTATGATTCCTTTTTGATCAGGGTATTTTTTCAAAATTCTTTGGATAATAGGAACGTAATTTTTAAAAGTATCCTCTTTTTGTTTATAAGACATTTTACCGATTGGCATATAGTAAATTGGTCTGTTCTTCAGAGGAAAAGGTGATTCAATAGAGTAATATACAGCCTTTGTCACGTCTAATCCATTCAATTGACAAAACAAGTTTTTATCTAAAATAGTTCCTGACATCAAAAAGACCATATCATACTTTGAAAAAACATACTTATCCAAATAATCAAATGCCCAAATCGGCTCTAAAGATAATTCTTTTTGTTTTGTTTTTTCGTTATAATTTGACTCTAGAACCCAGTTGTTAGGATTGTCTTTATATTCTTTTAGGAAAATATCAACTTTAGATTGATACTGCTGCAAATCACTTACTATTTGCATCAACTTGATATCGGGATTTTTACCACCAATTAATTTATTGACTTTATTTTCTCGCTTATCCGATATTGCATTACGTTTCGATGAAAGTAAACTTTTTTCAACGTCATTAATAGTCTGAATGATTTCACCCTGTAGATATTCTAAAAATTGAATATACGCTGAAATTGAACCCACAGATTTTAACCTCTTAAGTAAATCAGACTCGTTTGAAAATTTTAGTCGTTTTATGACTGTTTCTGTGATTTTAATTGTAATAAAATCTGACATCACATCATCAAATTCATGTGACTCATCCACAATCAATACATTCGCACCTCGACTCTGTAGGAATTTTGGTGTGTAAAGCTGATATAAGATATAAAGATAGAAATTAGTCAAAGATATTTTACCAGAAATAAATCCATCTCTTGCACCAGAATGAGGACATGCCTCACAGGAAGTTTTATTCAATCGATTAAACTCTTGACCTTGAGCACAAGAACAAGCATATTGAGAACACTCATAATTCTCTTTACCTTTTAAGTCATTTATTGAAGAATATGTGTCTACATATTGATCTTGTAAAATTTTAGAGTTTGTTATTACATCATATCTTGCGGTAGAATTAACATTTTTTGAATACCAATCCGCAATCATCAAGGCTAAGTGACTTTTACCAACACCAACTGGTAAATTCAATAAAAAGAATTTATTCTCTTTATTTTTTTTATACTCAGAGTCAATGAAATTAAGACATTCCTGTTGCTCTCTTCTAGGTGTGTATTTATTTAAATCTTTATAAAATGACATCGATATTATACTTTTAATTGTGTTTATAGTTCTGATTGTAATCTAATCTTTTCAAATAATATTCCATATTCTTTCTTTCTGAAAGTGAATAACTGACTATCATTTTCTCCAATCGCGGAAGCTTTGTTTCTTTTTACAAGTTTGTAGGTAATTCCATTTATCTCAAAATTATCACCAATTTTTATCTTATAGGAATTATTTAGTTCGAAACTTTGCACATCTTTAAATTTGAACAAAAACGTTCTGGGCTTTTTTATGACACCTCTACAACATTTTCCAATAATTGACTCTGAACAACCAGTAGATTGTGATGCTTCTTTAATAGAAGAAAACTCTTGTATAACTTCACCATCGAGTGTATATTGAACGACAGCTTTCGAGTTTATTTCTTTTGATAGTTGTATCATTTTATCTTTATCAACTGCTGCATTTCTTCTCTCACGAATTATTCGAATTGTATCATCATCATGTTTTCTTCCCCACATAGGGTGATTTAAACCAGAAACTCTCAAAGAATGCTCATCTTTAACTTCTTCTGTATGATGTTTTCCATAAAATGGATTACTTTCACCTTGGTTAATTTTTTTCAAAAGAGTTTTTGTTAACTCACTGTGTTTATTATGAAGATTTTGTGATTTTTTTGTTTCTGATATTTTTCGCTTTGTCTCATCTGATACAATAATATTTGTTCTACCATCACCACCATCTGTTAAATTTGTCAAAGGTCCTAATTTTAAATCACGCCTACCTATTTTCTTAATAATAGATGTCTCAATATTAAAGGATTCTTGTTCATTAAGGTCTTCAAAAACCTTAATAGATAGAATTTTAATATTTTTTTTCTTCAAAGATTTTATTTTATTTTTTTTGAAAGAATTGTGTCTATCAAATGCACTATGATAATCTCTATTATGGGTACCTTTTCCTATATAAAATGGCTCATATTCCAAAACCAAATCAACATAGATGT